TACTTTATTGGTCTGAATCTTCTCCAAGCACTTCAATTTGAAATAGCTTGCCCGAAGATACGTCTACCTCTTGGCGTTCCACGTACCCACGCTTCTTGCCTTTGGTCTTTAGAAAAAAGATAGTAGCGGTGGAGTTGCCCTCCTTAATCTGCTTGTGCAGTTGGCTCTCTGCAAAGTCAATCGCAACGTCTGATAGTTCTTCGACTGCTGCTTTGTATTCTTTATCCTCTTGCATCCATCGGTAATGTGTTTGCCTTGATAGGTCAACGCTCTTGCAAGCAGACGTAACTACTCCTAACGATTTCTCCAACGCTTCGAGCATTGCCTTTTTATGGATGTCACTACTTGTCATTCTTCTCTGCTGATTTAAAAAATTCCTTATCCGAATATGACTTTAGTTCTTCTTGTCTTTTTTTCAAAGAATCCATATGAACAGGGTCTAATCTTTTTTTCTCCCGTTCCGTTTTTACTTTACGGATTCTCTTTATCTCACCATCCAAAGGTTCGCACTTCCACATTTGCTCAAGAGAATAGTAAACAACAGAATACCTATACGCTGAGGGGTTTTTGTATTGTATGTCCGATACCCCGTGAAGAATATCTTGTCCATTAAAAATTGTTAACGTATTGTCTGCAACCTCAAGAGCAATGTCTAATTCGGGAATTACAAGGTGACCACCAATGATGTCGCTTTTGAATACAACCATATTTGAAAGCACCCCTTTGAAGTTTCCTGCATCGTAATGATATTTAAGCTGATTGTTTTTATTTACTATACCACTTGTAAATGGTGAGGCTCCTATTGTCCAATCATTCATCACTCGTTCCTTTACGGTTTCCGTGTGGTGTTCGTATTGTTGTGGGAAGTACTCTTTGTAGTAATCAACCAACTCACTTACGAAGTTTGTAATTATGTAATGCTGCTTCGGGTAGTTTTTAGCCATTGCCGTAACCGTACAATAGTCGTGGCGCATTGCAATTCTTGGGGAGTACCCGAATATATTGGATGTTGATTCAAGTCCCCTGCTTCTTTTGCCCGTTGAGTATTTCTGATTTTTAACTGCCCATCGCAAGGCCGAAGTATCAGTTTCTAATTTTTTGTAAAAGACAACAGGTTCGTTATTGACGTAAATAATACAGTCCTCTTTGATTGTTGTACTTACATCCGAAAGCAAGGCAGTTCGTTTTCTGAACTTATCCTTGTCTATTGGATTGCGTTCAAGGTCTATTCTTTTCATCGGAATCTTATGTGAGCATCTTTTGGTAGTCCCTTTTTGGGAGCGAAATACAATACATTAGGGTACTTCTCAACCAAATAATAACAGTCTTTTATTTTTTGTGCCATTCTTTGACCAAGTGTTCCATACCCACCGCTTGTATATCTTGCAAACTCGGGGACAACCCAATTGTTTACCCATATTGGCTGACAATCGGAAAGGTGGGCTGCGGTGATGTCGTGATCATCTATTGTTTGAACGTTCTCGTCAAAGCGTATGTCGGTATTACGCATTGCAAACCATCGTCCCTCAACAAGTCCTTTCTTTTTATTTTTGTTTTTTAGGTAAAATGGATTTCCATTTGAAGCAAAGCCTGCAATATTTGCACCTATTTTTTCAGCGTCAGCAATTAGCTCTAATGTTTTTTCGTATAGTTTTTTTGCTGATATTACATTTTTGGCAATCATTTTGTCAAAGTCAGGTACTTCTTCTGATTTTGTTTTTGAAGCATACAAGTCTGATACTGCCGTTGTTTGAATATAGTCGTCAGAACAAAATATGACCCACTCGCCCTTTGGAACAGAATCTAATACTTTGTTGCGCTGCCCCGACAAGCCTTTATGATGTTCGGTTACAAATGCTTCTCCTTTTATTATTTCCGAACTAAACTTTTGCCTTTGCGCTTCGGAGTGAAATACAACAATATGCTCTACGCTTGAATAAAATAATGCAAGGCTTGTTGTTGCCTCGCTATATCTATTATAGTAAAAAGTATATATTTTAGGATTCATACTTCTCAAGCAACGAAATTATTACCTCTGTATTACTTTCTACGCCTTCTTCTTTGGCTATTTGCTCAAGCTTGTTAAGAACGTATTCATATTGCTGATTATCAAAGTACAGGGTTATCTGCTTGACCTTTGAGTTTATATATCCATCAAGAGCTTCGTCAAGCATATCCTTGTCAAACTCAGGCTCTTTGTCATCGTCAAAATATGCGGATGGAATATCCACTCCCCAATTAAACAAGTCTTTTACCTCCCACTCGTTGGCAAGCAAATCCCAATCCCATTCTCCAAAGCCTACGTTGTCCTTAATGATGAACTCATCCTTCTGCGCATCGGTAAGTTGATCCGCAACGATGATGGGTACTTCCTTCAGTCCTGCAGCAATACAGGCTTTAAGGCGCATATTCCCACCAAGCACTACCATATTGCTATCTACTACGATTGGGCGCAGCTCAAGCATCTGTGGGAACTCCTGTATGGACTTTACAAGCTTCTTGAACTTGTCATCCTTTATTATTCTTGGGTTTTTTGGGTTTGGTATGATTGTACCGATTGCTGCTCTTTGCATAACTAAATAACTCTTTTTGATAAATGGTGGTTGTGAACCTCGTAAAGGTAATCTTTCTTTAGTTTAGTTCCGAAGTCAGCCTCGTGGTGGCAAGCCCTGCATAATGCCATAAGATTCTCTATGTTATCTCGCATCTTGCTCCCTCCCATACCTCTCGGCTCTATGTGATGAATGTCCTGCGCTTGCGCTCCGCATACCTCGCAGGCTATAAAGTCAGTTGTAGTGTAACCAAATGCTTTCAGATAGACCTTCGTGTGGTTCTTCACTTTAGTGCGTTGTAGTAGCAAAGGTACTGCTCTACGCAGATAAGTGTTCCTTGCTCGGATGCTGCTTGAGCAAACGTGCCGTCGGCCTCATACGTCATCTCAAAGCGTAGGTTGGGCAGGTCGTGGGGTTTAAACATATAACAGGCGGTGTCTATGTTGCCGACTCTTGGTTGGTCGGTAGGGCGTAGCCTGCCAACTTGACCCCACGTTACGATTGAGCAGTCAAGTGAATGCAGGTTGCTCCACTCCTCAATGAATTTAGGGTGAAGTACATTGTCATCATCAAGGTAGTAGACCCAATCCTCTTTGGTAAAGGAATCAGCATACAACTCAAGGAACTCATTGCGTAAGGGGTGTCCTGCGTTACCCGTGCGTTTGGAGTAGTGTGTAATTGATGCGCCTGTTGCTCCCTTGAAGTCGCAATTTGCGTCCATCATAACAACCCACGTTGCATAGGACGGGATGTGTTGTTTTAGCCTTACAAGGTTTTGAGGGCGTGAGCAGGGCGTGACTATGTAAAGCATCGTAGTTCGTTTATCTTATCCATCGTGAAGTCTTGAACGTACTCGTATAACGATTCCGTTAGGTCAGCCACTTGGTTGGGGTTTTCTTTTAGCCTCTTGATTGCTCCTGCCCATTCGCTTGGGTGTTTGATGGCAATGCAGTTGTCCTTCGTGATGTAGGGTGAATAGGGTTGCGTGTTGCTCACTATCAGAGCGCACTTACTGAACCCTGCCTCAAGCATCTTTAAGTGCGACTTGCATTTGGCAAACTCGGAGGTCGTAAGCGGTACAAGGCTCACATCAAAGAACTCGTAGAGCTTGTGGTAGTGTGTTGGTGGCATCGTTGGTAGTTTGTATGCTGCTTTCATTATCTCCGCATACCCATCAACATCCGCTACATAAGATTCGTACCCCTCAAGGTTGATGGTTGACTCCCTTACGTCTATTGCGTGGTGGTTGCCTCCGATATACCCGAAGCGCACTTCTTCGCTTGGCTTACGCTCTACCTGCCACGTTGGAACGCTGATGGCATTGGGGATGATTCGGATGTTGGTGTTATACTTTTTTACTTTGGAGGCAAGGTGCTTGTTGGTCACCCATACCTCATCAGCCGCTTTCATAGAGCGCACGATGCGCTTCTTCATCTGCTCCGAGTAAAGTCCAAGAAGGGGATGAGTAGGGGGCAGCACCCACCAATCATCATTGTCAACGATTAGCTTTATACCTGCGTGACGTACGAGCTTTATGAAATCATCAAATGGCTCAACAGGGAATACCCTTGAAGTGAAGATGTGAGTAACCTTTGCCCACGTCTCGGGGTCAATGTCCGTAATCTTCTCAATAAAAAAGACATCTACATCCTTGTGGCATATCAAGGGTGCAAATACCCTGTGATGTGATACACCCGAGTTCTGCTTGTGGAAGGCAAGCACAAAGGGTCTAATCATAAATTAGCCTCTTGGTCTTTATACCATTGCGCCATCGCTTTGCGCTCAAGAAACTTTACCCACATCCGAGCAGCTACTGCTCTGCGTTGGGGCTTGAAGGGGTAGGCGAGCCGTAGGCGAGCCATTGCTATCCTCATAAATTGGTCTCTCATTTCTCGTTGGTATTCCAATAGTATTCGCAATTGCCGTTCTTAATTGGCACTCCAAAGAAAAACGATTGGTACATTCCTGTGCTTGCGGTAAAGCGGTAGCAGGTTTCTTTAAGGGCGCAGCCCTCCCCTGTGCATTTGCTGATGTCGGTCATAACGTGCCAACAATAGTATAAGAGTCCAAGTCCTCGCCCAAGATGAAGAACTGCTTGTACAATTCTATTGCCTCAAGGGTCTTGCGCTCTCCCTCTGCCACAAACTCGGGACTAACGGAGTAGATGCCTATATCAAGGCTTGCCTTGTCAATAGCGACAAAGAAGAACTTGTCAATAGGTACGCCAAAGAGTCGGGTGTAGATGAACGCTTGTACATCGTAGCCGTACTTCTTTGCAGAGTATGGGAACGCCCGTAGGTCGGTTGTTGTTTTTAAGTCAGCCAAGAAACCATCAGCATAAATGTCAGCCTTCGCCCTAAAGGGCAAGCCTCCAATCATACCAATCTTTGGCACTTCAAACTCGCAGCCTGTGATAAGACCAAGCACGTTCTCGTTGCGCAGGAGCGCATCAGAGATACGTTGCGCCTCGTTGTACTCCTTACGGGTGCAAAGGTTACGCTTGCCCTTCGCATCTTGCCAAGCCTTTGCGTTCTTGCTCTGCACCTCAATCACCTCGTAGTCCGCTACTTTGTGCGGCTCAAGAGCCATAAGGTGAACGAGCCTGCCTACTGCAAAAGCATCGGAGTCCTCGCTTCCGTATTTGGTAACGTAATGGTATGTCTTGGGTGATGTAAGCAGCAGCTTGCAAGCACTTGAGGAAAGGGCGTTCTTGCCGAGCACCCCGTAGTAAAAGTCATCATCCTGCATCTTCTCAAGGACTGTGTCCATATCCCAAGTGCTGCCATCAAGTAGTTCTATAATTTTCATTTTGTTTCTGTTTTGAATGTTGCTGCGTACCAATCCTCGAACGGAACACGAAGCAAGGCATCGTGGTAGGCAAAGCGTAGGTGTACTTGCTCAATAGTTTCTATGTCTTTGAGGATTGATTCAGACAGGTCTGCCGTCTTCATTTCTCTCAACAGTTGAGATATAGTTGCGTATTTCATTTGATTGGTTTTATTTTTCTTTGAATTTGTTAAGCATATATTCTTCGTATCGACTGCAATAGTGTTTCATTGCATCGTAGTAATCCTCGTGCATAGGGAAGTCAATCATAAATTCCTCTATACCATCCGCACCTGCTCGGAAGCCATTAAAGTATAGCATTGCTGCAAGGTGGTCTGCATTGTACCCATAAGATAATATATCAGCAGGCTCTATGTATATTATTTCTTTGTTCATTCCTCAGAAGCTACTTGAGTTGCCCAATTCATCCACTTAATGTAGATGCTTGTTTCAAGGTTAGGCACATCCCTGTAAATGGATGTGGTGGGGTAGGCGGTGGTATTCGTATAGCCATCCTCATTGTATGACTCCTCAACGTAGGTGATTTGCATCTCGTACTCGTAGAAGTCAGCAACGTGGGCAAAGCCAAGCCACTTGGCAAGAATCTCATCGGAGTTCTTGTCATCGGGATTGTAGTCCTCAAGGGCATCCCAATAAGACTGCGGTAGTAGGTCAGCATCCTCAAGCCAAAACTTTAGATCGTTGTATGTGAATATCATCTTACAGGTTAATTAGAAATTCAACAAAGGCGAGGCTACCAATAAGGCAGAATATAATCGCAGCAGATGCGATTGTCTTGGCGAGGCAAACTTTTAGATTATGCATTTTCATTTATTGTTTCGTTAAGAAGTTTCTCAAGGTCTAAATTATCGTTAGCAAACTCATACAGGGATGCGTATGCAAGTTGAGCAAGGTTTGTTATCGGACCAAGTTCCATCTTGTCCCACTCGTTGCAGGGAGCAAGCTCTTTGCAAATGTCCCAACAAACGTTGTAGTAAATAACATCGTTGTCAATGTCATTCTGAAGCCGCTCGCAAAGGTCTCCGTAGTCGGGAGTATTGCCATTAGCCCATTCTGTTACGATATATTCCTTTAAGGATTCCTTTTGCTCTTCGAGCCATTGATATTTATTAAACATTTTGATTGGTTTTATTTAATTGATTGGTTATTAACTATAACCAAAAATAAATAAAAAGTTTTAAACAACCAAATAAAATAAATAAAAAAAAGAGAAATATTTTTTTCTAACTATTTGTGTAGTGCAGGAACAGGTCTATCTGATTGTAGAGTTGCTCTTTATCCACTATCCCCTCCTTACCGTAGTAAACATAGACATAGGGTGCAAACTCTTGCTTGTATCGTTCGTTCTTGGCGCGATGCGCCTCCTTTGCACGGAGTTGGTATGGGCTACCCATCGCCTTGTAGGATTCAGGCTTTATCTGCAAGCCGAGCATCAGGGTTTTGTTGTAAAACATTTCCGCATCTATGCAGTAGTCGTGGTCAATGTTAAAGGTGGTCTTCTTAAAGTGCGCTTCGGGGAACGCTGCGTTGAGCTCTTTTACTACAATAAGCTCTTTTTGGTAGCCATTCCAAGTCTGCCCGATTACACGATGCCAAATGTATTTTTTAATCTGTTGCTCCTCAACATTCGGGAGCCTTGTCTTTAGTTCTTCAAATACAACGGTCAGCCCCTCAAATCCCTGTACCTCCTTGTAGTATTCTTGCCACCCTTCTTGGGTGTTTAGGGTGTTGCTCTCGTAGTAGTCAGATATTAACCGCATACACTCACCGACATACACCTTGCCAAAGAATTGGTTTATCTGTGAGTTCTTGTTTAGCTCACTAAATAAGGGGGCAGGTATGTCAATAGTATAAAACACTAATAGGCGTTGTAAAGGGTTTCGAGTTCTTGCACCCTACCACGAAGGCAAGAGCCGCAGTTGGTTGGCTTTACGGAATCCTTAAAGACACGATTGTAGATTCTATTGACCTCCGTCTGTTCAATGGCGGTGACGGTGTTCCTGCCTCTTATCTTCCCAACAAACTCGTATTCTTCTTTAGTCAAGCACTCGGGCTTCCTGTACCGAAATAGTTTGTTAAGTTTCTCCTTACGGGCATCGCAACCGCAGTCTACGCCTGTTGCTTCGCTAAACCAATCTACCGCAGCCTTGATGCCTGTGGCGGTTGTGATTTGCTCAATGGTATCACCCAAGCCGCTTGGCTTCTTTGTACGCTTCGTAGGTGTCTTGGCAGTCTTCTTGGATTCGCTCTCTTGCATTTTTTAGTGTGTTGAATATGGAACGTGCTGAAATCTTGGTCTCATCCGCTAAAGTACGGATGCTCATATCGGTATTGTGGTAAAGGGCAAATATCTTTTTGTCGTACCAATGCCAATCGGTCTGCGTACTCCATACCCTATCGTAGAGTTGTATGAGCTGCACCTCTGCTTCTTCGTTGGCATCTTCGTAGATAAACTCCTCAAGGATGTCCACATCTACAAACTCAAACCTTGCCCGTTGGCGCATTAAGGTGGCGTACATATTGCGCAGCGTAACGTACACAAAGAAGGTATTGACCTCCGTTTCGTTGTACATTATCTTCTCCGCATCATCAACGTATTTGTACAACCGAACGTACATCTCCTGCACAAGCTCTTGAGCAAGGTCATCACTCGCCCCGAAGCTCTTGCACATCCGAATCCAATCGGTCTGCCGCTTTGCTAATACTGCGAGGAGTTCCAACTAATTTCAAAAATTACCACAAACAAGGCGAACTGAAGTTCGTGTTGTAAGTCTTCGCCATCTTGGTCTGTTGTTGAGGCGTAGTTTACGCCAAGCAATAGTCCTGTAAGAGGCCAAATGTTTACTTCAAAATTCATCGAAGGTGCGTTTTAGAGTTAGATACAATTCTTTGTATTTAGATAACTCCATTACGACCTCGTTGAGTTTATTTAGTTCAACCTGCAAAGATTCAAAGTCGGGCTTGTCAATACAGGCCATCGGGTTCTCCTCAAGAACGCAGCAGGCAACCTTGTAGTAGTGCTGATAATCACCATACATAAGCCTATCCTTGTGCATCCTCACGGCATAGGCAACGCTGCTATGGTCTTTGTCTATGGCCTCGCCTAATTCGTGGAGCGTAGCGTGGTTTCTGAATGCTGATACGAATGCTGCTCTTGCGGTGGATTCCTTGTGCGCACGGCTTCCGTTGTCTTGGAATCCCAAACGGGCATAGTATTGCTCTTTAGATACTTTTAGTTGACGTATTTCAAATGGTCTCATTTGCATTTACAGAGTTTAGCTCTGCCCTCTTGATGATTGGTTATTATTTTAGAAATTGGCATAGTGTAGTGCTTGTGGTCTTTAAGTCTTTTGAACTTCATCTCACTTGCCCATTCCACTAAATTGTAATCGCAGTCTTGGATTATGGTGTAGTCAATCACGAGGTAGTCCACACCATCTACTGCAAAGCATTCGTACTTCTGAAAGGGTGACAATATCTGCATCATAACTGATCCTCAATAATTCCCTGTAAGCGTTGTATTTCGTAAATCATTTGCTCCGCATCTACTCGCAGCTTGGAGTTCGCCAAGTACATCTCGTTCATCTTGCCTTCGGTGAATTGGCGGTAGTCAATGAACTGCTGCAAAAGTAGGTCTGCGTAATGGCAACTCATAACGTGGTGGAGCAGGTCATCCTGTACTTCCCTTCCGTTTGCTTTGTCTGCTGCTTGCTTGGCAAGCCACATCGCAGTACCTGCAAGCATCAACTGCTTCTCCCTAATGTATAGGTCGTGTGAGTCATCAGAAGGGTACATCAGTCGCAGGTGTTTCATCTAATTTTATTGGCAGCAAGTTACGCCCATTTATCACAAAGCCTACATTACCTATAATGCTCTGTAAAACAAGCGGAGTTTCAAGGGGCGTGATGCGCCCTCCCGACTCCATTTCCTTGACCTTCCTAACGTGAATGTGCGTGTATATCCAATCGGTTTCGTGAGCCGCAAAACGGTGAATCACAATTACACAGTCTGAACGGTTGCCCCACTTGCCGCCACCTTCAATGTCGGATGTGTTTGGAGGCATTGCCATTCCCTCGTACTTGTGACCTTTAAAGAATGTCTTACGCATTGCTTCCGTAACGGGGTGAGCATTGACTATGGTGGTGACGTTGTTCTGATGCGCAAAGACCCGAAGCGCAGAGGCTACCTCGTAGTGGTATTCGTGCATCCCTGTCTTACCTAATTTCTTTTGGTCGGTGGATAGGGAGTTGTACGGGTCTATCAATGCGCCTGTGTAGTTCCACTCGTTCTTAATGGAGTTCATTACCTCAAGAAGTTCAAATGCGGTGAATAGCCTGTTGCCGTCTATGAATTGGAAGTACTCGTTGATAAAATCTAACTTGCGAAACATCATCCCCTCATCTATTCCTTGAATCGGTTTGCATACCAAGAACTCAATAAGCTTGCGCTTGAGGCTTGGCACTTCGTTCTCTGCGGAGTATATCAGCCACTTCTTGCCGAAGTTGTACGACTGCAAAAGCATAAGGTAAAGCAGCGTGTGGGTCTTGCCTACGTTAGCGTGGCCTACAACCACGACAAACTCACCGTCTTTAAGGCGCAGGTATTGGTCTACTTCATAAACACCGAGCTTGCCCGTGTCGTAGTACTTGCCTTTAAGGGCACGTTGAAGATATGGTAACGAGGATTCGTTTGAAAGGAGGTCGGGATGTATCATTATTTCTGATTGGTAAGGCTAAAATAAACAAAAATTTTAATAAAGCAAAAAAAAACCTCCCCGAAGGGAGGCTTTACGCAACGGCCAAATTTAAAACCAATCAGAAAGGGTCGTTGCGATTTGCGAAATGCTCAGTGTGTGATGCAGGAGCTGCACTCGCACCTGTCATCCAAGCGTTAAAGGTCTCTGCGTTGGCAAGGATGGTGTTCACATCGTGTTGCGCAGCACAAGCGTACTCAACCGCAGCCTTCAAAGCAACCTGTCGGATGATTGAAAGTGAACGCTCATCGTTGCCTTTTGGGGCAGATGAAGATGCTGATGGTGTGTAACCACCGCCAAAAGAGTTAGGGCGTTGAATTTTCACCGTACCCTTCTCATTTTTGGTATACTCAACCTCATCGCCTACTGCGTAGGGAGGGGTTTGTGATTTGGCAAAGGCAGTACCGAAGTCGCCATTGTCGAAGCGTACCTCTAACTTAAAGAGGTCTTGCCATTGACCCGTTGGGGTGATTGAAATAATTTTTGACATAATAGATTGGTTTTAGATAAATAGAATTGATTGCTGCTCTAAAATCTCGATACGAGCTTGAAGCTCTGCTACCTTGTTTTGGAGTGCTTGGATTTGTGCTTGTTGCACTTGCACCATTTCGGTGTATACGTCTGATGAGAATGATAAAGTCATAACTGATTGGTTTAAGTTCCTTACAAAAATAAACCAAAATTATGAATTAACCAAAATTCCACTAAAAGTTATTTCTGCCGTGTCCTTCCCAATAGTTGTATCGTGGACAAGCTTTAAGGAATGCACATACTTGCGGCTATCATCCTTCACACCACCCCAAGTCTTAAAAGCGTCAAGCGCAAACTTCACCGCCATTATTGCATTGTCAATATCGTAGCGGTAGTTCACCTTGCAATGGATGTGGACATCCTTTATCTCTTGCAGGTCGTACTTTGCAAGCTGCGACATCACCTCTTTGGATGCCAACTCCTTTGCCTTTACACGGGCAGTCCAATGCTTGGATGCATAAAATGCATTTAGGCTTGGAACCTTTCCGACTACGACCTTGTAGGTCAGTTGTCGGGTATGAGATAGCCGCATTGTATGGCGAAGTGCAGGTCTATCTTGGCAATCTCACCGAGTAGTTCTTGTTCTTTGTATTTAGCCTGTTGGCGTGAGTTGTAGTCAAAGTCACAATTAGCCATCAGCGTAGCACACTCCTCTAAGATGAAGTCTATCTTCCTGCGTTTGGCAGGGTTAGTATAGTACTGCATATTTTCCTGTTGTTGTTTGGCTTCCTTCGCTTTCTGCTCGTTGCTCATTTTGGCGTTCAAGTTCAAATTGTAGATGAGCGATGGCCTTGCGGATGTCATCGCAGATAGGGTTGTGTGGTTTCTTGCCTGCTCTCATTAGGTAGGTGAGAGCCGTTCCAAGATTGTAATTGTCAGCTTGGAAGTCCATCACAACATCCTTCGCCTCTATCTTCAACGTCTTGCCGATGTAGTACTTTGGTGTCATTAGCCAAAGGTACATCATCCCAATAAATAAAAATGTGGTCATTCATTTGGTCAATTCAAATTTATTTTGTTTTTTATACAAGTTAATTAGTTAACTTAATTACTTAATCAACTCTTAAGTTAACTTAAGTTGTTAGTTAGTCAACTTATAACTTAACTAACCAAAATATAGAAGTTGCGTTCTAACGCATCCAAATACCTCAAGGTATAGAACTATACCCTTTCGCATATAAAGTCGCTTAAAACGGCTCTAATGTATCTTAAAGGGTATAATTACTCGGTGAGTTTATCCACCCAACGCTTCACGATGTATGCACCTACCAAAATAAGTCCAAGCATCGTTAGCCCACCTTCGAGAGTCCAACCCCTCTGCTTCTTCTCCTTTGTGAGAATCTTGGTCTGTGTCACTCGGATGGTATCGGGCAAGCAGGTTGCCTCAACGTACACCTTTCGGTCTATGTATTGGAGCTGCAGCCGAACCTTGTCTTGATAGATTGTCGTGTCCTTGTAGAGTTCGAGCGTGTCGGTTAGGTACTTTGTCTGCGTGACAATCACCGTGTCCCTTACAACTACACTCTGAAGGACGGGTTTCACAGTAGCGCAACTGCTAACTACCGCAAGAATCGCAGTCAGCAGGATTGTCCACATTACAAGTCGGTTGGGGTTTAGTTTCAAGGGAGTTGAGCCATTCATCAAAAGAGGAGGTATTTAGTTTTGCCATTGTGCTTGACTGCTTTTAGGATTTGTTTTCGGTTCTTGCTACTTGAG